ATAATCCTAATTACTTTCAATCTAAAGAAGATTTTTTCTATCAGCAATCTGTATTCCTTGACGTTTCTGGTAACGATTTTATTTATCAACGTAAAGCATTTACTAACGATATTCCAAAAGCGTTATATAATTTAATTCCAAGTGAAATTGATTTACAAAAAATTGAAAGGTTAAACAAGTTTATTATTACAGATAAAGATAAAAAAGCTATTGAAGAAAAAACTATTAAATATACTTTAGATAATACAGAATATCAATTACCTTTAAGAGACTTAATTCCTACATTCGATTTATCTAATGGATTAACAAAGAATAGTTTATTAACTTCACCAAGTAGAGTTAAGGCAGTTGCTAAAATACTTCACAATATTAACGAAAATTTAGATTCTAAGACTATCAACTTGCAAATGTCTAGAAAGTATATAGGTTTAAATAATAACGATGGTAACAAAGCACAAATACAGGATTCAGACAGAAAATCAGTTGAACGTGCTATTGAAACTAAAAACCTATTATTAACTAATGCTGGTATTGATGTTAAGCATTTAGTTTCAGATATGAAACGTCTTTATTTAGATGAGCAATATAGTAGCGATTTTAATAAGGTGTTACTTGCGTTTGGATTAAATAAAAATGTTTTGGATATTTCAGATAAAAACTCTGGCTTAAATAATTCAGGTTCTTTAGTTGATAGTGCTTTAATTAACTACATTCAAAATACAATTCAAAACAGAGCCGATAATACAATGAATTCACTTGCTCAAAGTTGGGGTTTATTTGAACGTGGCGAAAAGTTAAAAGCAAGTTATGACCATTTACCAGTTATGCAAAGCGTAATTAATGAAAAGATTAAAACGTTAACCGAGTTTCAAAATATGGTTAAAATTGCTAAAGAAAATGGAACTATGAACGATGCAGAGGCAACGCAAAAGACAAAAGAATTAATGCTTAAACTTAATTTGTAATTATGGAAAATAAATTAAATTTAATAGATATAAATACACAAATTAGCAAAGAAGAAAAAGAAAAAGCTAAAAAAGAATTAACAAAACGATTAGAAAATAACGATAAAGAAATAAAAAAATGATTTGGAAATCAACAAATACTAATGGAGAGGATTCCTTTTTTAATTCAAAAGAGGAGTTATTTAAGCATATTAGAGAAAACAAAGAACTTTTAATAGATGCTAAAAAGTCTGTTATTCAAAAGTCAGTTGACAAAGGCTCAGCAGTTGTATCTAAATGTTTGGATTTGTTGAAATTTACAGACCAATTAAAAGGAATTAAAATTGATGATAATTTCTATTACATTGCAGTTAATTCAACAATGATTTTAGATAGTCATAATGATTTACACGATAATGGGATTTGGAAAAAATCAGTACAAGAAATACAAGGTAAAAACTATTTAGTTTGTGACCACGAATTAGAAGTTTTACAAACTATTACACGTAAGGAACACATTGAAATATTTACTGCTAAAGTACCATTTTCTTTAATTGGTCAACCATATGATGGCGATACTGAAATTTTAGTCTATAAAATACCTAAAAATCAAATAAAATTAGATGCAGTTAAGGAATGGTTAGATAGTGGTGATAGTATTGAGGCATCAGTTAGAATGCGTTATGTTACTATTTTATTAGCAATGGATTCAAACAATCCTGAAGATGAAACAGAAAAATCTAATTATGACGCATATATAAACAAAATAGCAAACAAAAATGACTTTGAGTATATTCCATATTTCTACATCATTAAAGAAGCACAAAACGTAAGAGAAAGTAGTTTAGTTATAGCTGGTAGTAACCACGCAACTGGATTAATTAATAACAATAAAAATCAAGCCGAGAAATCACTTGAAGAACAAGAAGCCGAGAAATCACTTCAAATAGAGCAAGATGCTCAAAAAGAACAATTAAAACAATTATTAAACAAATTTTAAGAAATGGAAGAAATCATTAAAGAATTGGGTCTAAAAATTGACTCAATGAAAACAGAAAGCGTTTCTAAAGCTGAACTTATTGAGTTAATGTCTCAAGTTAAAGATTTAGAAACTAAAGGAGCAGAAATGACTACATTTAAAGCTAATGTAGAAGAAATTGCTTTAAGAGTATTGGAATTGGAAACTAAAGGAGTTTCTAACAATGTTCCTGAATCATTAAGTACTTTACTTGCTGAAAAAACAGAGGAGTTAAAAGCAATGAAAGAAAAAAGCGGTGCAAGTGTACAAATTCAACTTAAAGCAGTTGGAACTATGGCACTTTCTACTAACACAACTGGACAAATACCACAAGCTGAAAGAGAAGCTGGTATTACAAGAATTGTAAGACGTAATCCATTTATTTTAGAATTGGTTAACGTTGGTACAATTATGTCTAACGTTTGGGAATGGGTTGAACAAAAGAATGTTGAAGGTGGTTCTGCAATGACTGCTGAGGGTGCTGCAAAATCTCAAACAGACTTTGATTTAGTAGTTGCATCTGCTAACGTTAAAAAAGTAACTGCTTACATTAAAGTAACTAAAGAAATGCTTGACGATGTTGCTTTATTACGTTCTGAAATTGACCAAGAATTAACAGAGTTAATTAACTTAAGAATTGATGACCAATTATTAAACGGAACTGGTTTAACTGTTAATTTAACTGGTATTGTTACCAATGCAACTGCTTGGGCAGCTGGTGCTTTTGCTTTAGCAATTCCTGCTCCTACAAATTACGATGTATTAGCTACTGCAATTAACCAAGTAAGAGTTAACTTGTTTGAGCCTACATATATTGTAATGCACCCAACAGATGTTACTAAAATGAAATTATCAAAAGCACCTGATGGACATTATGTATTACCTCCATTTTCAAGTGTAGATGGTACAACTGTTGAAGGTATCAGAGTTGTTGCAAATACTGGTGTAACTATTGATAAATTTTTAGTTGGAGATTTTACAAAATCTGGAGTAAGATTTAAAGAAGGATTGACTATTAACGTAGGTTACGAAAATGATGACTTTACTAAAAACTTAGTAACTATCTTAGCTGAAGCAAGATTAGTTCAAAGAGTAAAATCTAATCATTATGGTGCTTTTGTTTACGGAGATTTTTCTGATGCTATAACTGCATTAACTAAAGCATAATGGGACACTTATTAGATACTACAATAGAAGTTACCTATAATGGTAAAACTACAAGAGTAGCTAAACAAGATGCTCATTTATATGTAGAGAAAAAAGCAAAAAAAGAAGTTAAACAAAAAGAAGAAAAATAATAATGCCACAAATAGTAAATTTAACGTATTTTCAAAAAGCAAATGGTTTAAACATACCTTTAGCTAAGGAGTTTATCGTTGCTAATCAAAGTTTGGAAACACCAAATAATAGTAACGCATTAACTGAATTATGTGAGAAAATCGAAAAAACTTTACTATTAAACGCATTAGGTTTAACAACTTACAATGAACTACAATTAGCGTTAGCGGATATAAACAATCCGCTTTACGCTAAATATAAAAAGTTAGTACAAGGCGAAAATTACGATGGTAAAGTATGGCAAGGTTTAAACAATGAATATACTTTTATTGCTTGGCGTATTTACGAACAATTTTTATTTGAAACTAACGAACAATTAAACGGAATAGGAGTAACACAAGTAACACCACAAGGAGCAACTTTAGTAACACCAGCTTATAAAATAGCTGGAGCAAATGCTAACTTTTTGCAAGGATATCAAGGCGGTTATATGAAATATCCAATTGTTTACAACGATGGAGAGTTTATAGATTGGTTTGGGTACGAAGATAGCGTAGAAGTTAGTTTATACCGATATTTAATAGACAAAATAGCGGATTTTACTAATGTTGATTTGAGTAGTTTTAAAGTGTATGAAAGTCAAAATTCATTTGGAATATGATAATCTTTGAAGACCAATTAGCAAGAATAGTTGAAGTGTTGCCACCATTAACAAATGGTACGTTAATACAAAAGATAAATTTCGGTTGGGGAACTGAAGAAGTTTTGACTAAGTATTTAACAATGGCTGGTAAATTATCGTTTCCTTTGATTTGGTTAGCTGAGGGCGAGGACACAAACGATTTAAGAGAGCCAAGTGTTAAACGTAATTCAAGAATTATAATTTTGTATGAAAGTCAAGCACCAAGTGAGTTTAATGCTTATCAACACGAATACGATTATAATGTTATTTTGCAACCTATTTTGGATAATTTATTAATCGCATTAACTCAAAGCGGTATTAGTAGATACGACGATACAAATTTAAAAACACAAAGAGTAAAAAACTACTCAATGCGTAATGAAGAAAGTTTAGTATTTATTTGTAACGCAATAGTTTTAAATAGCGATATTACATTTAGCGGTATTAGTACTTGTATTAATACAAACATAGATTTTAACAATTAAAAAACAATAAAAAATGGTTTTATATAATCAAAAAGATTGTCTTACTACACGTAAGAATTTAGGTTTACCAGATTGCATTTTACAAGAAGGTAGATTGACTGGATTTATAATGACACCTAAAGGCTGGGCAATAAACCTAAATACTGATACGTTCGATTTAAGTTATGTAAACGAGCAAATTCAATTAGGTAACTTTATTCCAGTATTAGGAGCAGTTGAAGCTACAAATAACACACCTGAAGCTACTACTGAGGAGTATCAAGGTGGAGTTATGTCAGTAGTTAGAAATGGATTGCCTAACTTTACTTTTAAATTCCTAAAAGGTGGATGGAAATTTGCAAATGCTTTATATTCTTATAACTCATTCCAAGCTTTCGATGTACTTTTTGTATTTTCAAGCGGTTCAGTTGCTGGAGCAACTAACGGAACTACTTTAAGTGGTTTTGATTTAGGTATGTTAAATAGTGGTACTTATATGTTTACAGATGGTAATACTTCTGCAAGTGTATCAGTAACAATGCAATTAATCAACGAAACACAATTTAATAGAGATGTAGCTTTATTAGATGCAAGTATCTTAGATTTTAATGTTAATAGCGATATTAACCCTATTACAGATATTGTAATGACTGGTCGTGCTGATGTAAGTTCTGATAAAGTTTATTTCAAACCTACATTTGATATGAATCAATCAACTATTTTAGGTGGTATTGCTATTGCAAATCTAAGAGTAACTATTGATGGAGTTGTAAGTACTATTGTAGCTTTATCTTTAACTTATGATGCAATAAATGCTGAGTATGTTTTTGAGCCAACAAGTGCATTTACTACTTCAAGTTCAATTGTTGTTCAATTATATGATAGTGTTAATAATGTTGCAACTGCAAAAATAGGTACACGTTATTACAAAGGAGCTACAAGTGCAATTACACCAGTAGCATAACAAATAATTAAAAATAATTTTTAACCATTGTGTAAAAGCAATGGTTTTTTTTATTAACTTTGTTTTTTCATAGGGTAGATTTAAGGAGATTAACAAGGATGTAAGGCAATCAATTAATTTTGGTTGCCTTTGTTTATTAAAAAGTAAAAGTAATGGAAGTATTCGGAAAACATATTTTTGGCAATGATGCTGATAAATGGTTAAAACTTTGTAAAGAAAGTAAAATAGAATGGATTTTAAAAAACACAAATCAAACAGATAATAATTTGATTAACGAGTTTATAAACAATCCAAAAATATCAAAAGAGTGTAAATGTTTAGATTGTGGTAAAAATGGGAATATCAGCAAAACAATATCAACAAAGGTTGCAACCGATACTGAACAAGTCAACGATGGAATCG